CTTCCAGCCCCCCCAGAAAGGACAAGATTAGCGTTGTTGTATTGAGTTCCAGAGGAACCTCTTCCCTGACCACCGTTAGCGTTGAAATCGCCACCGCTGGCTACTCCACCACTTAAATCACTGGTAGGGTTGTAAGACAATCCACCTTGCGGGTATCCTGCGTACATATCAACCCCCGTGCCGTTTACACGTAGTCTAGAAGCGGCATTTGGAGTGCCAACATTTGATTGATCCTGCACTTGATAATTTCCAGAAATAGTCAATGACGAAGGCAAAGAAGATGTAACTATCTTTTCGGAGTAAGAGCTTCCACCACAACCAGCAGAGTAATACACGGAACTTCCGCTAATAGTTCCATAGCTTACTACAGCTTGTCCACCTTGCATAAATATGCCAATAGACGTAGTTCCTCCGCTTATTGTCCATGTCGCTGAATAGTCCGATGTATTGCTGGCATTATGATAACGATTTATTGTTGCCGCCGAGGGCATATCAAAATCTGCCACCCAATGAGTGCTATCAACGCCTACAATAATACCAAGACCATCTGCTTCCACTATCTTTGACGGCATTATTCTAGAGTTCATATACACAGTGCCAGATGCGGCCCTTACTACTACATCTGAGTCTGTGGTGTTTCTCAAACCAAAAAACACACCCGCCGCTGCTGTAGGTAATTTAAGGATAGCCGCTGAATTTGTAACGTAGACTAAAGAACCAGACTGTGCTGCGGTTAAGGTGGTTACACCACTGCTACTAACTGTTATAACGCTTCCCATAAATCCACTGGGGATATCAGCCCAAGCCACATCAGTTCCGTCAGATTTCAGAAAATAACCACTTGTCCCAGCAGCTAAAGGTGTAGACACGCCAGAGCTATTTCCAACGTCAATAGAGCCTCGTGTTAAAGAGCGAGTAACAGTGCTGTTGAACGTAGCCGCGCCAGCCGCAGACATATCAAGAGACAATGCAGTAATTTCTGCACCTCCATCATCACCTTTCAGCAATATGTCTTTGTCTTGAACTTTAGACTTGATGACAAGGTCGCTGGACACACCTTTAAATTCACCAACAGCCGTGCTGCCTTCATTCAAGAAAAGGCTTCCATCTGGCTTTAAAGTAATATGACCCGCAGCCGCTGCTGCATCTGTAGTCGCTATTTCCAACGCACCATCTGCTGCAACAGTTATTGTGGCTGTGTCGCCTGACGATCCAGTCATCGTAATGACTTTGCCATCTATTGCGACATCATCAATTGTTGCAGCAGACATGACCGTTGTCCCAGCCAGATTTACGTCTGTCAAAAGATCGTAGACAACGCCGTTTGTGCTGCCCCCACCGTCTGTGGCGATCATTTTGACTTGACCAGCAGGCACTGCAACATTTGCACCACTTGATCCTTGGGTGAATGTCAGAGTATAGCTGGTTGCATTCTCAATTAGCCAGACCTTTGAGATGGTCGCTGGTAAAAATGTTACTGTGCAAGCCTGACCACCACCAGTCAGCTTTAGATACATGCTACGGTCAGCATCAAGTGCGCCATCCGCAAGTGTTATGTTGTCTGTGGAGGCATTCGCAATAGCGCGTGTTCCGTAGCTGAACGCCTCCGCAATCATTTCCAAGTTTAGGTTCGTGACTGTTCCCCATGCGCCCGACTGATCGCCAGTCGCCATTTCATTGAGGCGTAAGTCATTGTCATAGGTTGAAGCCATTTTAGTCGATCCTTACAATTGCATTGTTTGCAGTTGCTGCTGGGAATACAATTTTAAAAGTACCACCAGAAACAGAAAAATCACCGCCAAAATCAAGAATGGCAATTGCGCCTCTTGCGTTTGAAGATGCATCGCCCAGTGTTTTGTTGTAAATCAAAGCACCACGGGCAGTGAATGTTGCGCTTGTCCATTCTGGATCAGCCGCATCAAAAACACCACTTGTACTGTTTTCAGTGACCGCCTTGCTAGACAATGCGTTGCCGCCTGTCGTGTACCCATTGCCGTTGGCAACTTCATTACTGGTTATATAACCATCCGTTGCCGCGCTCAGTGTCGCGCTGCTAGTATACAGCGCAATATAAATACTGTCGCTGTCGAGATGATGGTCGCCCAACAATACGTCTTTTTTAAAGAGCGTACTCATTGCTTGTGTGATAGCCATTATATGCCTCCATTGTATTCTGCTGCGTAGTCACGTTGCATCTCTTGTACTGTAAGTTGGACTGCTTCGTCAAACTGGGTTTTATACAGAGATAAAGTTTCTGGCGCTTTTAAAAACGCAGAAGCCTCGTACAGAGCCGCAGCAAGAAGAACTGTGGAGGCGTTAGTGTCAATCCAAGTATTTGGATTGGCATTACTTAGCCCCGTCTCAGGGGCGATGAAATCTACGCTATAGGCCAATGCCGCAGAGGGTGTCGGCGCTAATGTAATGACTGTCCCAGCCGTTCCTGCGCTATCTGTGCTGTACATGCGTGGGGTGCCTTGTGTCGCCGCATTGGGCCAATAGTCACGAATGTAAGAATCAATCCTATGGTCGAGATACGTCACAACATTTGTGTCGGTAATTGATACCTGTCGGATCATTCTCGCCGTGGGAATTGTGTATGACGCCGTGCCTTGCACAAGATTAGCCGCAGCAGACGTTTGGCGAAAACATGGCATATTTGGCAGTCGCTGAAATACCATTTCTTCAGCCTGCGCTATTATTGTGTCAATTGATGCGACAAACTCTGTCGAGTCATCTTCCAAAAAATCTTGGATTTGGGCTTTGAGTGTTGTGTAACTCATTTATTTATCCTCAATTCCATGTTCCTTCGCCATAGCCACCTTGACCCCAAGTTGTTATCAGCAAGACAGAAGTCGTTCCAACGCCGCCTGTGCCGTTTACACCAGATGGATGTGGCCTGCCAGCAATGTCTCCCCAAGTTCCATCGCCCCACGTTCCAACACCCCAGCCAAACTCTTCTTCTGGAACGGCACTTCCAACGCCGCCTGTGCCACCAACCCCAGTTTCAACGATTGATAGCTCTGGTGTTTCTGATCCAACTTCTCCTGTGCCACTGACGCCAGTTTCTGTTATAATCGCATCCGCTTGGATGCTTTCATTACCAACACCACCTGTTCCAGACACACCAACTTCAACGATTTCTAGCTGAATTGCTTCAGCGCCTACGCCGCCTGTTCCAGAAACTCCAGTAGTTTCTTCAGTTCCTTCTTCAGTTATTGTGCCAACACCACCTGTGCCAGAAACGCCTGATAAGGCTGCTGATGATATATCAATGTTTTCTGATCCGACCCCTCCAGAGCCAGAAACTCCATTTTGGCTTGGGAAGAGTTGAACAATTTCTGCACCAACCGCTCCTGTGCCAGCAAGACCAGTGGAATTTTTGTTCGTCTCTATTGCCTCTGATCCAGTTTCACCATCACCAGAAACTCCAGAAACGCCAGTTTGCAAATCAGCAATATATATCGAATTGCCGATTGCACCCGCGCCACCAACCCCAGTTTCATTAATTGATATTTCAAGAGCTTCAACGCCAACCGCGCCTGTGCCACCACCACCAGAAACTCCGCTTGGGTGTGCGACAGGAATTTCAACACCAACACCACCGCTTCCAGCCACGCCAGATTGAGGTTTGGTTAATTCAAAGCTAGACGTTCCAACACCGCCATTGCCAGCCAACCCAGAAACAGCTTCTGACATTTCTGGAGTTTCTGCACCGATTGCTCCTGTTCCAGAGACCCCAGTCGCATCTTCAGTGCCTTCTTCGGTTATGTTTCCAACACCGCCTGTGCTTCCAACGCCAGTTTCAGCAATTGATATCTCTGGTGTTTCAGAGCCTACATCACCATTTCCAGATACACCATTTGGTGTTGGCATGACTGATGGAGTTTCAACGCCGACTGATCCTGTGCCACCGCTTGCAGAAACTCCTGTCACATGAACAGCAGGAATTTCATCACCAACACCACCAACGCCAGCCACTCCTGTTAGTGATGTATTTTCTAATTCTATGGAAACAGAAGCAAATGGTGGTGTGTTAGCCGTTCCCCCCATTCCACTATGTACCGAACAATAATAATAAAGTGTCGGTGCAGAATTTGCGACAACTATCTGGGTGTAAGCATTTGCCTGTCCCGGCGTTCCTGACGTTGTCACTCCTGTGGTGTATTCACTTCCCCCAGCGTGCGTTCCGTTTGGAGTGGATGAGAACCTGAGTGGATGCCCAGAATTGCTGTTTGCTGATTGATCAAAATAATACGTTCTGCTTTCCATCAATTCCAGCGTGTCTTGCTGAACGCCAGCGATGAAGTATTTGTTTGCCCCGCCAACATTTTGAACCGTCACTGCCAGCGTCACAACTTGGGCAGGATCAACAGCAACACCGCCAGTTCCAGAGATACCACTTACAGCAGGATCAAGCTGAACAATTTCATCCCCAATTCCTCCTGAACCACCAACGCCATTTACATCTAAATTTGTGTTAATAATTAAAGATGAAAGTCCAGAAAACGCTGTGCCAGAAATTCCAACATTAGTTGTTAATCTGCGATCAGCAAATATGTCGTAATTAAATCCAATAAATATTTCGACATTTTCGGGGTCATTGTCTGGCCGTGGATTAAACAGGGCCGTGGCATCAACAACATTTTTAGCAGGCGTTAATTGTGGGTTTTTTGGCTCCCAATCTTCTGGCGCTACGCGCAGGCCGTCCCAAGTCGTTTTTAATTGCGTATAGGGAACCCGAAGGCCACTTCTATCGCTTATCGCTTGAGATTTTTTGCCCCGTGCGTATTTTGCCATTAATATAAATTCAGCGCAGTTGGCTGAACCCTCAGACTGACGCCATCATTGTCGGACGCCGCCGCAAACGTGAATGCCCTTTCGTAAATTTCGTTCAAGACTTGAAACCTGTCGGGTGCGTTTTTTAGCGCCAGCTTGCTTGCCAGCCCCGCGCAAATGCAGTCGCTCCATCGGTATGGCACGTCAGCGTCTTGATTGCTGGCTGTGATGTCATCTAGCTGGTTTACTGACCAATAATTCAAGCTGTATGTGGTCACGTCTGGTATTTGCCAGATATAAATCAGCGGCGTATATTGCTTGTCCAGCATATACTGTGATGGCTTTCCCGAAGATGTTTTGTTTGGCAGTTGGTTATAATCTGCAATAGACACACGATTGATGATTTGGTCAGACGTGTCTGTGCCTGCGCTATCTCTAATGACGGCGTCCATAATGTCGATAGTGCCAGCAGGAAGCGTGTACGGCGTTGTCTGGTCTTTTACCAACGTCAGGGTTCTTTGCTCCACTGCCCAGTAATTGATGCCTCTGTTGGCCCACTCACTAAACAACAGGTTTAGGCTGCGCCGTGCAGACACAGCCTTATAACCTGTTTGGGTTTGCGGATCGATCCCACACCGCTCAAATGCCTCTGCGATGATTTCTTCAACATCTGGGCGAAACGCTACTGTATCTGAAGTCGCCATGAAGCAATCCTATGCGTAATGTTTTTTCATCCGCATGACGATATTATATGTATCGCCAGCGGCCCCAAGGCCAGTTGTTGTAAATAGGACATCACCAGTTGTGCTTCCATATTCTACCGTCGATGGCAATCCACCAAACTTGCTGAAGTCTTGGTATCCAATATCATCAGCCGCCATATGCATCATAATGACATCTGTGCCTGCGTCTGCTTCCACCATGACTGTCATGCCTTGGATTATCCACCAGCACTCTAGAAGACTTACCGAATTGCAGGACGCACCGTTTGCGCTTTTTGTCAAAGTTGAGACATCAACTTTTTTCACAGCATCTTCATCGCCAGTATCAACATATTGCAATTGGAATGCCATGACTACTTCGCTGGTATTTTCAGAAAGCGTTTTTATGCTTGTAATATTAGCCACTTTGACCCTCCTATAAATTGCTGGTGGGGCCGAAACCCCACCAATAAATTATGTTACGTTGTTGCTTTGTGCATAGACAACGGTGACTGCGCCAACACCATTTCCAGTGTTTGCTGTGGTCACGATCAGCCTGTGATCGCCTGTGCCTGTGTTTAGCCACTTTGACGTGCGCGTTGCGTCAGTACCGGGACTTGCCGCCACGATGCCCACTGCGTTGCCTTGGATGGCTCCAGCAGCAGTTAGAGAGGTCGCCGCACCAACGCCGCCAAGGCCAAGAGTTGTGGCTCCACCGCTCCACGCTGTGGTTACAGTCACATCAATTGAGATAAGCTGACTGTTTGGGGGGATAATAATATCTGTGGTGGTTGTTGTTGCTGTTTGATCAATCGCAGCGGTTTGCGAAAGGACAACAAAACCTGTGTTTTTCATGTTAGAACCAACAGTTGTTCCGCTGGTTTCTTTAATCGTGCCTGATTTAATCGGGCCTGAGAAAGTTGTAGTACCCATGTCGATCTCCTGTCGTGGGTTAAGTCAGGTGCAGGGCGCACCTGTCAGGGATGTCGGCACAATACAACAGGTCTGAACAAAAAGAAAGGGCGATCCGAAGACCGCCCTTTTTTGTAACGCTAACGGCGTAAGTGTTACGTTTCGCTTTCTTGAGGGTAACAAATATTTCTAGCCTCTTTGTATCGTAGTAAATATTCGTCCTTCGACAAAAGACCCAATTCTTTTTCTTTTAATATGCCATAAATCATTACTTGAAAATTTCTGTCTTTTTGTTTTTCAGTCAACATTTTTTTCTCCTTTGGATTTTTGAATGGGGGCGCGTGGCCCCCGTTGCAGTTTAAAACTTTACACAACGTCCAGCTTTGACTTTGTTTTCGTTTTCTTCAATTAGGTTCAGCATGTCTTTCTCAAGGCGAGATTTGCGCGGAACCAGATACCATTTTTTAAAACCGTTTATGACCACTTCACGAGTGAACCGGTGCAAGCCTTGATTTTTCCAACCGATATATTTCTGACCGTCTGCAGTAAATTCAGCACGAATAAAAAAATCACGGCCTTCGTCCATTTCGCCCACCGTCCGACCATCATATATTTTTGTAATTTTCATTTTTTCCTCCTAGTTGAATGGGGGCGCGTGGCCCCCGCTTTGATTAAAAGTATCCACGCACTCTTTCAGAAAGATCATCTTCATGCAGACGGCCTTCTGACAATGCAATTCCCACTGGCTGAAGCTCTTCGCGCTCAAAACGTATCCAAGCCTCTGATCCATAACGGGGTGTGCCTTCATCCCAATGATCCAGATTTATTGAACCGCCAGCTTCCAAATGATTTTTTATGCGCTCAACGAGCTTGCTGATGCGCTCTTGGCACTCCCAGTATGGGTGACTTGCAGATGATAGACCAAAATTATGGCACCACGTTCTGCCGCTATGATCGGCAATGGTCACATAAAAATTGGTCGCTACGTTATCGCTTGGCTCTTCAGCGTAAGGATTTCTCCACTCATACTGCCAGTCTGAGAGGTATACGTCTGCTACTTGATTGCGATCCATTTTTTTCTCCTCTGTTTCTCTTATGATTGATATAAGGGATACAATCCAAAATACAATAGGCAGATGCAAATAAAATGCATTTTTATTTAAAGTAAAAAAAGGGCGATCCGAAGACCGCCCCAGTTTGACCCAACAAGGAAGAGGAGAGTGGGTTGTTTATGCTGCGCCTTCGGTTCCGAAGATGCCGCGCCAGTCGGTAAAACCGAAGCTGTAACGCTCACGAACTTTATACCGCACGTTGCCAGTCTCAAAGTCGCCTTCCATACCCTTTTTCATTGCTGAACGGGTGAAGTGCTTCAGACCATCTGGAACGTCAGTGGTAATAAAGAACGCATCTGGATCGGTCAGACGGCGCATGATGTGATAGCCCCGTGGCAGATAACCACCAGCCTTAATCGCGTTGATGTCGTTATCGGCAGTGCTTGGACGCAATGCTGATTCCAGCAGACGCTCTGCGGTGAACTGATAAGCAGTTGGAATAACCAATTGCATACCCTGTGCCGCAATGCGAAGGCCACGATCATCTTTCATGTCGCTGATGTTAATCAGGAT